TGGCAGAGTATTTGAACATCACCGACCGTGCTGTGCGTGACAGAATCAAGGAGTCTCAGGACCTCTTCTGGGTCAAGGGCGGCAATGTCGGCAGATACGAAAGCAAGTAACACGGAAAACTGGAATTTCCCAGTCTTCTTCAAAAAACGGAAAACCGCTTATATAAAGGGAGTTCGTTTCACTCCTCCGTCGCTTACGGGGAAAGGCCAGATGGCCTGCCTTTCCCCATACAGCAACAGTGACTTATTGGTTTTCCCCCAGGAGGTTTCTTCATGAATTTCTTCATTGCAATACATCCGCCTACGGCAACCGCCCAGGAGCGGAAGGTCAAGGTCGTTAACGGCAAGCCCGTCTTTTACGACCCTCCCGCCGTGAAGTCGGCAAAGGAGCTGCTCTCCGCATATCTGGCGCAGCACCGGCCCCCGGAGCCGATGAAAGGTGGCCTTTCGCTGCGAGTGCTGTGGCTGTTCCCCAGAGGGACGCATCCCCACGGCGCCTGGCGGATTACCAAGCCGGATACAGACAACCTCCAGAAGCTGCTCAAAGACTGCATGACGCGAGTCGGCTTCTGGGAGGATGACGCCCAGGTTGCCCGTGAGGTCATCGAAAAGCGATGGTCGGATGAGCCCTGTGGCATTTACATCGAAATTGAACCCTTAACGGAGGTCACTACATGAGCATCAGCTACTTGAACGCCGAACGGTATGCAGATCCTACGGCATACCAGGCTCTTACCAATATCGAGCGGGCGGAAAAGCGGCAGTTCCGACCTCTGGTCTATGTGTGTTCTCCCTATAGCGGAGATATCGAGGGCAATACCGAGGCTGCCCGCAAATACTGCCGCTTCGCTGTCGACAAGGGCTATATCCCGGTCGCACCCCATCTGCTGTATCCCCAATTCCTTGATGACGCAGATACCGATGAGCGAAATCTCGGCCTGTTCTTCGGAAATGTGCTGATGAGCAAGTGTCACGAGGTCTGGGTTTTCGGCAACCGCATTTCTTCCGGCATGGAGGCCGAAATTGCCCGTGCCAAACGGAAGAACTACATTATTCGACACTTTTCGACAGATTTGAAGGAGGTAACGCAATTTGAACGCTAAAGATTACCTCTCCCAGGCCAGATACCTGGATGCGCGGATTAACGCCAAAATCAAGCAGGTCGAACAGCTGAATTATCTGGCAACGAGCGCCACATCGGTACTGTCTGGCATGCCCCACAACCCAAATAAGGCCACCTCCAAAATGGCCGATATTGTGGGCAAGATTGTCGACCTGCAGGCTGAGATTAACCACGACATCGACACCCTTGTGGACTTGAAACGTGAGATTGGAAATCTCATCAAAGCTATCCCTAATGTAGAGTATCAAACTCTATTAGAAAAAAGGTATTTATGTTTCCAATCGTGGGAGCAGATAGCGGTTGACCTTTCATTTAGCATGCAACACACTTTCCGAATGCATGATGCTGCATTGAAGATGATTGTCCTCCCCTCTGAAGAATAAAGAAAATCGCCAGCTGTTTTCCCCAATCAGCTGGCGACTTTCTCATTTAAGGTTAATTAAATTATCCCACGTACTATTGTAGCCCATAATTTGCATAACGTCGTCAATAGAAATAGTATGCAACTGTTTAGCAAGTTTAGCAAATGCAGCTTTCATTGCAGCCACAAATTCCTTTGTATCCCCCTTGCTTAACACCATAGCAAAGATAATGGCTATGGCATAAGCATCGTTTGTCCCCGAAGGATAAGATCCGCTTGCGTCTCTAACAAGGCCCAAAACATTGAATTTTGCGATACTGCGAGTATGTAGCCTGCGACGGAATTTCATGTCGAAAAACCGCTCGTCATGAGCGCACTTGTTCCTCGCCAAGCTGCACATATCCATGTACTTGTGCAATTCATCACTTGGGATTCCAAACATTCTTGCGACACTCATTTTATCATTGGGCTTCATAGCTTTATAAAAGTTCGTAATCTTTCCGAAAGTAAGAACATTCACAAGCACCCACAAGGGGATATAGCCATACTCTGACATGTAATGAGTAACAACCTGGTGGTGTTTACTCATCTGTCGTGCGATTTCCTGCTGAATATCACCCATAAGTTTTATGATGGTACCGATGTTTTCCTCCGCACTCAAATGCTGAATTTGAGGGAGGTCGGCATGCATGTCCAAACGATTGGTATTAGCAATCCTACGCAAAACATTATTATCTGTAGAAGGGCCTGTGTAAAAATTCTCAAGTTTGAGATAATTATCATGCCCGTACTGCGCAGAGAATTCATGCGCCAAAACCGTTTTGAAGGCATTCTCTACTTTGAGCAAATACTTCAGATAGATATGTCTTACTTCTCGGTCAAAACTGTACAGCCCATACACCTCGTCAAACGTTGTGCCCGCCTTATACTTTTCGGCGGCTGGCGTAGATGTAGGGTCCAAGAACAAATCCTTGTATCCATTAATAACATTGTAGTAATTCTCTTTTTCGAGAATGCGCATGACACGAGAGCCCTGAGAGCCCTTACCAATAACCATCCCTCGACTGCGCAAGATGGTCAGCAACTGTCTGTATGTTTTATATTCTTTGTCTGCCATTAAGATTCTCCCTACAATTAAAAAGCCCCCGGGCCCGAAGGACACCGGAGGACAAACTGGCAAATTATTTACACCCTTATTATACCATGGCGCGCCAAAAAGTCAATACACTTTCGACGTATTGCCACGGGTGAATTAATTTCCCTTACTATCCTATGCAGTATCTCATAGAATATGCACTTCTTTGTGCAACAATAATATTACATTTTTCGCCACAAATCAATAGCCTCAGGCATTCATTTGAGATCTAATGTGATTGAATGAGAGTATAACCCTGCGCTATACTGTAAAATAGGAAAACAACATAGACGAGCCTCGTGGGTGCAAGCCCACGGGGCTTTTCTTATGCCCGGAAGGAGGTGTCCAAGTGCCTAGCAAACCCAAGCGACCTTGTTCCTATCCCGGCTGTCCCAACCTTACTGACAAGCAGTACTGTCCCGACCACGAAGCTGTGGCGCGCAGAAACTACAACAAGTATGAGCGAGCTCCCGAAGTGAACAAGACTTACGGCAGAGCGTGGAAGCGTATCCGTGACAGGTATGTGGCAGCCCACCCGCTGTGTGAGATGTGTGAGCAAGAGGGACGGCTCGTTCCTGCCGAAGAGGTGCATCACAAGCTGCCAATCTCAAAAGGCGGCACACACGACCGCAGCAACTTAATGTCTCTGTGTCGGTCTTGCCATACCAAGATCCACTTCGACATTGGCGACCGTCAGCCCAGGCGGTAGGGGCGGTCAAATCTCTACGGCTTGGCCTCGCGGGCAGCGGCCCGGGGTCATTTACGCAAAAATCCGATTTCAAACGGGGTATTAAAGGTCCCGCGCAAAGGAGGTGTACGGATTGGCAAAGGACGGTACTGCCAGGGGCGGTGCCAGAGTGGGAGCAGGGCGAAAGCCGAAGGCCCTGGTGGATAAGATTGCAGACGGTCGAGCAGCCAATGTCATGGTGCTGCCAGAGCCTGCCGAAATCGAAGGTGCGGATGTTCCGCCGATTAAGTCGTATCTGACGGCCACCCAGAAAAACGGCAAAGACCTGTGTGCAGAGGAAGTCTACAGAGAGACTTATGCGTGGCTGAAGGCCCGCGGCTGTGACAGTTTGGTAAACAGCCAGCTTGTTGAGCAGTACGCCATGTCAGTTTCCCGTTGGATTCAGTGCGAGGAGTGCATCTCTGAGTACGGCTTCCTTGCCAAACACCCCACCACAGGAAATGCTATCGCATCCCCCTATGTATCTATGAGCCGCGACTACATGAAGCAGACCAATCAGTGTTGGTATCAGATTTATCAGATTGTGAAGGAGAACTGCTCGGTAGAGTTCGGCGGCTCCAATCCACAGGATGACCTGATGGAACGACTACTCAACACCCGAAAAGGAGGAAAATGAAATGTTTGAGAAAGTAAATCCTTCCCACCCGGATAAGGTGGCTGACCGCATCGCAGGTGCAATCGTTGACCTGGCCTACACCACGCAGGACGACCCCAAGGTCGCCGTGGAGGTGCTTATCGGCCACGGCACTTGCCATGCGATTATTGAGACCTCCGCTCCTCTGGACACCACCGCTGTGGAAACTGCCATTCATCGCATTGCCGGAGATGTCCGAGCCGATGTGGTGATTGTTCCCCAGGACGCGCA